AATTTATGACATTCTTTCTAGCGTATTACTTGGAACTTGGAATGATGTTCCAGCAGCTTCCCAATGGTCAACTTACAATCCAACTGAAACTTGGGCAAATGCTGTAAATTTAGGATTAGGCGAAATAGATCAGCCCGGTCTTTACACAATGCAACATCAACCGACTACAACTGACACGATTTATAACATTGTTTCAGATATTGCTAGTTCAGCATTTGGTTATATCTATGAGGATAATGCTGGAAACATAGGCTATGCCGATGCTGACCACAGACAGAATTATCTATTGACCAATGGTTATGTTGAATTAGATGCCGGTCATGCTTTAGGTGCTGGACTTTCAACTGTTATGCGTTCATCAGATGTTAGAAATGACATTTACATAAATTATGGCAACAATTATGGATCACAAAAAACAGCTAGTGATGCCGCATCAATTGCCCTATATGGCTACAAAGCCGAAACTATCAATTCTAGGATTCATGGAGCTATCGATGCTCAAGCAATTGCTGATCGTTACATCGCTCAAAGAGCTTATCCATTACCTAAGTTCCAATCAATCACATTTCCAATAACTAACCCTGAAATTGATAACTCAGATCGGGATGCTTTATTGGGTGTCTTTATGGGCTTGCCAATTTATTTAACTAATCTACCTAACCAAATATCAGGTGGAGAATTTGAAGGTTATGTTGAGGGCTGGTCATGGAGCACTAGGTTCAATGAGCTGTTTTTAACAATCAATGTTTCTCCAGTTGCATTTAGCCAAGTGGCGATGCGTTGGAATACCACGCCAATAACAGAGGCTTGGAACACGATAGACCCAACATTAACTTGGGAATACGCTACAATAGTCGCATGAGGATAGGATAAAATGGCAACCACTACCAATTATAGCTGGACTACTCCAGATGACACCGCGCTAGTTAAAGATGGCGCAGCAGCAATTAGATCACTTGGAACTGCAATTGATACCACAGTATTTACAAATGCTGGTAACGCAATTGCTAAAACTATTGTCGATGCTAAAGGCGACATTATTGCAGCCACAGCAGCTGACACAGTTTCTAGATTAGCCGTTGGTGCTAATGGAACAGTTTTAACCGCAGCATCAGGTCAGGCAACAGGATTAGAATGGGCAACACCTGCAAGTGGTGGTATGACTTTAATTAGCACTACAACTTTATCAGGTGCATCGGTAACACTTTCATCTATTCCAGCAACCTATAAAGATTTATACATAATTATAAGGAATTTTTTACCAGCATCAGATGGTGCTTCTTTTAGAATGAGATTTAATAGTGATACAAATGCTAATAGACACTCAGTAGCAGGTTATGACACAGCAGCGGCTGATAATCTTAGTTTTGGTGCAACAAATGTAACTATTTCTACTTCAAGTGATAATGCAGTCACACAAAGTATTAATTATTTATATATTCCTGATTATGTAAATACAACAACTTGGAAAATTGGAAATTTTTATTCATTAACTACAAATTTTACAACTACTACAACTTACAATTATAGGGCTGGATTTGCTTTATATAATCAAACATCTGCAATTTCGTCTTTAGATTTTCTTCCTAGCACTGGCAATTTTACATCAGGTTCAATTCTACTTTACGGAGTTAAATAATGACTAAATCTAAACCACAGGTAAAAATTGTTAATTGCGAAACTGGCGAGGAAATTATTAGAGATGCCAACGCTGAGGAAATTGCTCAAATGAAATTAGATACTGATAATGCAGCAACAGCAAAAGCGGAAGCCGAAGCAAAGGAAGCCTCACGCCAAGCAATTCTTGATCGCTTAGGTTTAACTGCTGATGAAGCAAAATTGATTCTTGGCTAATGAAGCCTTGGTTATCTAAAGCTGCTAAAACGCTACGCGACCAAATAAATGAAACATGGTTGGATCGCGATAAGCGCAGCGATGGGTGGATTTCTGATAGTAAACATGCACTTCGAAAATCGGATCACAACCCACGACCAGACACAGCCGAAGTATGCGCGCTCGATATTGACTCTGGCCTTTCTAACGAGCAAGGGATTAGTCATGCTCTGGCAGATCAACTTCGACTCACAGCAAAAAAAGATAAGCGTATTTCTTACATAATCCATGCTGGTAAAATATGTTCAGGTAAGTCGCTATGGCGATGGGTTAAGTATCGCGGATTAAATCCCCACCATTCCCACATTCATTTTAGTTTTAAGCCAAATCAAACTGGCGAGAAGTTCGACATCCCACTACTGAAAGGCAATTAATGAAACTATCTAAAAAACACAAAGCAGCAATTAAGTCATATTTGAGAGCTGTTGCAGCTAGTGGAATAACAGTTGCTTTAGCAATCGTGGCTGACATTCATCCAGCCTATGCAACATTACTTGGTGCTGTTGTTGCTCCAGTAGCAAAAGCATTAGATCCAAAGTCCGGGAGTGAAGCAGATTATGGCCTTAGCGAAAAATGACACCAAACGAATTAGTCGCATTTGGCGTTGGCGTTTGCAGTATCGCGGGCGCTTTATTGCTGGCTCTACGATGGGTTATTAAAAGTTTTCTAAGTGAACTTAAGCCCAATTCTGGCAGCTCTATGAAAGATCAAATCACTAGACTGGAACAGCGTGTTGATGATCTGTTTACATTAATCAGTAAGCGATAATTTTGCTATGGCGAACACACGGAAACAACCTAAACGCAAAAAAGTTAATCGTCGTCGCGTTCGCCACACTCCTGAAATAAGCAAACTGGATCAATGGTATATCGTTAAACATGAGATATTCAAAACAGCTCGTAAGGCTGGATTCTCTGAGTCGGTAGCACTATATCTAATGGATAATCCTGACTCAATGCCTGACTGGATCGTAGGCGATAAAGGAATAATCCCAACTATCCCAACTCCAGATGAGGATGACGATTAAGCGATACTTGGTAATTTCGGATTTACAAATCCCATACCACCATGAAACAGCTGTAAAAAATGTTATTAAGTTAGCACGCAAAGAAAAGTTTGATTCTGTTCTTTGTGTTGGAGATGAAATCGATTTCCAAACCATTAGCCGTTGGGCTGAGAAAACACCTTTGGCTTATCAACAAACCCTTGATTCTGATCGTAAGGCAACTCAAGATATTCTTTGGGCTTTAACTGAGAATGCTAAAGAAGCTCATATTGTTAGATCAAATCACACCGATAGGCTTTACAACACTTTATTGAAAGTGCCTGGCTTAATTAGCCTACCTGAGCTGCAATACTCCAAGTTCATGGATTTTGATTCTTTAGGCATAACATTTCACAAATCATTCTACGAGTTTGAAAAAGGCTGGATCTTGGCTCATGGGGATGAAGGTAACTCAAATCCCAACGCTGGCATAACTGCCCTAAATCTGGCCAAAAAGGCTGGTAAGAGCGTAGTTTGTGGCCACACCCATAAGTTAGGTATGAGTGCCTATTCTGAGGGCTTAGGAGGCCATTACAGGCCTTTATATGGCATTGAAGTAGGCAACCTTATGAATAAGGCTAAAGCGTCCTATACAAAGGGCTTAGCCAACTGGCAGATGGGTATCGCTATCCTTGAATGGAATGGCAAAAACATGACTCCAACGCTTATTCCGATTAATAAAGATGGCTCATTTACAGCTTTAGGAAAGAGTTATGGGGCGTGAAACCGATTATCGGGATAGGACGATTGATGACCATATCGATGACTTTGAGGATATTAGCGTTATCTAATCGTTATAAAACACGCGCTAAGAAGTTATTGCGCTGTCGGTAAATCCAGTCATACTAATCCCAACGCAAACAAATGTTTTGCGGAACGGGAGCAATAATGGAAATACTAGGAATGTGGTTATTAATTGCCGGAAGCATGGCAGTTGCATGGTGGCTAATAAAGCACACAAATAATGAACACTACGAAAACGGGTATTGGTCTGGCCGTCAGGATGGGTGGCGTGCTAGTTTGGAACACCAAGAGCGTGTAAGAAAAATGAAGTTAGATCAGGTTTTTGATTATGACAAAAACTGAGGATCTGTTAAATGAGGTCATTACTACAATCCAAGAGCGTGGAAGTGTCTATGGACACCCATACTACAATCACAAAAGAATCGCAGGATTGTGGAGTGCATATCTTGATTACCCAATCACACCACACCAAGCTGCTTTATGTATGGCGTTGGTCAAGGTTTCTAGGCTTACTGAAACTCCAGATCACTACGACTCAATTAAAGACTTTGTCGCCTATGGTGCTATCTATAGGACAGTTCTCGAAGCAGTCCAAGATCAAGACTTTGAATGGAAGGAATAATGTTTAATTTAGATAATTATGAAACAGTAGAATCAAGACTGGAGAAATGGCATGA